CCAGGCAGCAAGCGTCCAAGCCTTCCCTCAAAGGCTCAAGCTTCAAGCCAGAGTCCACAAGCTCCAGGATCCGAGCACCAGGGTACAAGCGTACCTTCCCCTTATCCGGGGAACAAGCAACAAGGATAAATGTATTTTTAGGATGTTTCACGTGAAAGGCTATTTGGTGGGCGGAAAAGCGAATCTTATTAACTGATGTTAACTTTAACTCTACAGTAAAAAAGTGCCCGTTATCATTATAACCCAATAAATCAGGAGTACCGAATAAAGCCCTATTTTCAAGCCTTGTCCAACTAGTTTTACTTTTAATTCTTTTAAGCTCACGCCACAAATCCTTCTCTAATTTGATCAAGTTAACCTCTTAGAGCTTGCCGACGATTTTACCCATCTTCCAAGTACCACCAAGTTTAACACCTTTTAAATTTAAAATGTGGGTGTCTCTATCACCAATCATTCTAGATTCCAACAATTGAATTACGTCAAGGTCTAGTTTTTCTCCATTGGGCATTTCAATTTGAACTCTAGCCTGTTGGGCTGCAGGAGATGTTAAAAATTTATCTAAATACTGTCTTAATTCTTTTGCTTTCATATGTTGTGTTTATATAAGATATTATGTATAAAGCAAGCATGAGTCAAAAGATTGTCAAAAAGAAGGCAGCATACCCTACTGAACTTACAGAAATGCAACGTAGATTTTGTGAGCACTTACTTATGAATGAGGGGAGAACTACTAGAACAGCTGCAGCTATTGAAGCAGGGTATTCAGAAAAATCTGCAACACAAGAAGCTGCTGGACTAATACAAAACCCAAAAATTCAAAAGTATTTACAGCATAGATTAAATGAAATAAATAGGGGCCTTACTCTTACAAGAGAGAACTATTTAAAAAGACAGATCAAATTATCTAATAGAATTGAGAAAGAGGAAAAAGCTAGTAAGACAGCAGCTCACGAAGCTTTAATTGGCAAGGCAGCAGGACTATTTATAGAAACACGTATCAATACAAGTTTAAGCGATATGGATATGGAAGAAAGAATGAAACGTATTAAAGAATTAAAAGAAATTCAAAAAGATAGAACTAAACTTATTAGTGAATCCTAGTTATCTTCTTTACACAAGAAGTTGGAAACACCGATCTCTCTGAAAAAGTAATAGTACCATCATCATCAACATCATATCCTGCAAATATTCTTACAGTATCTTTGTCTTTACTAAATAACCAACCCTCACTAACTGGTGTAGCCAGTTTCATATTATTAAACTCACGTTCAGAACCCCAACCACCCTCAGTGATGATATCAATCCAGTCTATACGTACACGTTTGTATGGAAACTTTACAAACTTCTTAACCGTCTTAGGTTTTTCGTAACTATCAATTCTTCTAGATTTTTTTCGGGATTTCATTTTTTAACTATATACTTCTCTCAATGATTTTTAAATTTAAAAATGCAAATCATATGCGCGCGTCCCTTATTTTGTTGGTATTGCTAGCTTTTTGATCATATCCTACAAAATTGTATCTTTTGTATCCAATTGTATCCTGCTCCAAGATACAAATTTGAGCGAATAAGTGTTGGTATATAACACTTCTAGAATTTGTATCCATTGTAACCAC